CTGGCCCTGTAGGTCGTTGATGATCCGGCTGCGCTGCTTCGCCATCTTCATGATGTTGAGGGCGCGGCCGATCTCGGATTTGGCGCCCGCCGCCATGGCGTCGAACATCACGGTCGCTTGCAGTTGAGCGGCCACGTCGCCGATCAGATTGTTGTCGATGACGTTGCCGTTCAGCGATTTCTCCAGTTGCGCCATCTTCGTCACGAGATGGTCGGTGTGCTGGATCGAAATTGTCTCCAAGGCGTGCATCTTGGCCGCGATGCCGTTCTCGCCGGTAATGTCGCTATGGGCCTTCACCACGTCAGACACGGTGACGCCGAATGCAGCCTGACGATCCGCGACCGACTTCCAAGTCTTCTTGGCGTCTCCGGCCGCGTCGTAGAGCGGCTTGAAAATCTGGGCCATGACGCCGACGATTTCTTCGAACTTCTCCGGCTCGTTCGACAGCTTGTCGAAATCAAAAATCTCTTGGTTCCAGTGCGGCGACGGATCGTCCGCGAGGGCCACGGCTTCCTTGCCCGCCCAGCGCACGAAGAGTTCGACCTGATCCGGCTTGATGTAAGCCTTCAGGCGGTCGAGGTGTTCGGTCACGGCCTTGAGCCGTTCGGGCGATATGCCCTTCGTCCATTCCGGGTTGATGTCCGGGCCAGCTTCGGGGCCATCCATACGCGGGCCGTCCATGCGTTCGGCTCGGGGAGCCTCGACGCGCATCGGCAGAGCCGACACCGGACCCTGCTTCGTGGGTCGGAAGGTCCAGTCGTCCAGCGTCAGGGCTGGGAGCGAGATCGCATCGGCCGTGTCGAGTTCGTCGCGGAAGGTCTGGGACAGGTTCACCGGCTCCGAACGGAGGTCGGCGTCAATGCGAGCGCGGACGGTTCCGCGTCCCTTCATCAGCGCACCGGCCCCTTCAAACGCGCCAGTGAAGACCGCACCGGCGCCAGCCGAAAGCACGGTCTGGAGAACGTCGTAGCGATCCTGCGTCAGGCCGGTGGCGTCCATCTGGGCGAGCAGGTCCACGGCCCCGGCGACCGTGGCCTGAACCGCGATCTTGGCGCCGACTGACGAGCCGCCGGTGATGTAGGACGTAGGGTCCAGCGCGGCGCCCCCGAGGGTGCCGAGCAAGGCCGCGCCGCCGTGCAGCGTCTTGCCGACGATGCCGCCTTCGGCCTCCCAGAACGGGTCGTCCTTGGACGCCTGTGCGAATTCCTGACGACGGGTGCGCTCACGGCTAACCCAATCGTCAGCCGCTTCGCGGGTGTTCTGCGTGTCGCGGGTCATGTCCATCAGGACGCCGCCCGAGTTGTAGAGGCGGGAGACGAGACGAACCGGGTTCAGGGTGAAGCGGTCATTGACCGCCATGGCGGCTTTCGTATCGCCGCGCTGTCCTGCCTCGATGTAATCGGCCGTGTCATCCAGACCGGCCCGCCAACCTTCGGCGATGAAGCCGGTGTTGAAGGTATTGGAGAACACGTCGCCGAGACGTTCGCCGAGGCTGCGCTTGTCCTTCGGAGCCGAGAGGGAGACAGCCGCCGAGCGGCGGCTGTTGTTCTGCTCTGCGGACGTGCCGTAGTGGCGTTGAATGAAGGCGCGACGGACGTGTTCAGGGGTGCCGTCCTCGAACTCAAAGACGTGCCCGTCAGGGCCGGTGAAGCGGATGGAAGCCATTAGTCTCCTTGGATGATGTTTCCGTTCCTATCGACGCGCGTGACACCGCCAGCACTGGCGGTCTGGGTTGAGCCGGGGGCGCGGGTGTTGCCACCGCCCGGCGGGGCGGCTGCACGTTGAGTCAGTCGGGGGGTATATTCAGCAATGATGTCGTCGGCCGCTTTCATGGGGGCGGCGCCTCCTGCGACGCGGCGTTCCCATTCGATCAGGGCTTCGGCGCCGATGCGGCGACGTGACGGCGGGGCGCCTTCGCCGACGAGTTGGCCGAGAGCCGAGCCGACATAGGATCGGGCGACAGTCGCGGTGCGACGTTCCTCGGGCGGGACGCTGGCGGTCTGACGAGAGCCAGCGGCCACACGTTCCTTCACCGCCAGATAGGCGCGGGTCGCATTGCGTCCGGTCCCGAAACGTCCCGCATTGTAGTCGCGATCTGCTTGGGCGCCGATGCTGGCGTAGTTGGGTTCGGCCGTGGCGAAGCGGCTGGCGTAGTTGAGAGCCAAGTCCTCGTTAGCCTCGCCGTCCGCGACATCGTTGCGGAGGCTGCGGAAGGCGCCGCGCATGGTCATGGCCTCGCCGGGTTCGAGAACCCCGTTGGCTGCTGCGGTCTGGATCGCCTCGTCCACGTTCTCGCCGCGAAGCGAGCGGTTGTAGAGGTCGATGGTCAGGTCGTCCTTGGCTTCCACACGCGCCTTTTCGGTGCGGCGTTCGGTGTCGGCCTCGACGCCCTCAATCGCGTTCAGGACGCGGATTTGCTGGGCCGAGGTCAGAACCGAGGCGCCCGGTGCGCGAGCGCGCCGTTGGGCCGGGGTTTCTGCATCCGCGACTTCGACGGCTGGAGCCGCCGGGTCTGCGGCTGCGGTCTGCGCCGGTTGGCCGACGATGGAGCGCGGGTCGATGCGGCGCCCTTGAGCGTCGCGAGCCGAGAAGTGAAGGTGCGGGCCGGTCGAGTTGCCGGTGTTGCCGGAAGCGGCGAACGCCGTGCCTTGCGACACGCGATCTCCTGCCTTGACGGTGATCGTGTCGAGGTGGGCGTAGCCGGTCACGCGACCGTCTGCGTGACGGATCAGGACGGTGTTGCCGCCCCGTCCACGCGGGCCAGCGAACTCCACGACGCCATCCGCCGGTGCCACGACGGGCGTTCCAATCGGAACTGCGATGTCGATGCCGCCGTGATCGGTGGATGCACCACGAAGCGGAGCGCGGCGGGAACCGAAGCCCGAGGTCACGCGGCCTTCCAGCGGCATGATGTAGGTCGAGGCGGGAGCCGGAGCAGCCGGAGCCGGTTCGGGTTCAGCGACGACGGACGGAAGCGGCTGGCCTTCGATCACCGCACTGTTCGCGTTGGCGCGAGCCTCTTCGATTTCGGCCGCCACATCTTCCGGGCGACGGGTGTCGATCAGCGAGTAAAGGCCGGATAGATCGCCGGTCTGGGTGGCGTAGGCGACGACGGCGTTGACGACTTCCTCTTGGACGGCGACGCCATCAAGGCCAGCCTCTTTCAGGCGGCGCACGGTTCCGAGAAGGTCGATGCCCTCGCCACGGCCCAGCGCGGCTTGAACCTCGCCGGTCGTCATTTCGAGCATTTCGCGGTCGGTGCGCTCTTGCAGGACGCCGGATGCGCGAGCGTTCAGGTCGTTCGACCAACGCTGCATCCGCTGTCCGACCTGAAGGCGGACCTCCGGGCTTTCGAACAGGTCGCTGACCTCGCCGATGAAGGCCGAGGATCGCTCGTTCATGTAGGTCTCGATGTCCTCGACCGTCGCGCCGTTCTGGATCAGGTCGTCCAGACCTTGGGCGGTTTCCGTCTCGAACTTCGTCTGACGGTTGGACGCCGTGACGCTGTAGTAGGCGCGCTGATAGGCGGTAGCTTGGGCCTTGGCCGGGTCCATTTCGACACCGGCAAGGGCGTCGGTCGTGCCCTGTGCGAACTCGCCTTCGGCCCGCTTGGCGGTCTGGGCGATGTCGTTGCGGAAGTAGGCTTCGGCTGCGTCCTGCGTCTGGCCGAAGAACCGGCGAAGTTCGTCGAGATTGTTGCCGCGCTGGGCGTCGCGCATCGAGGCGTTGATGCGAACCGGGTCAACGCGATCTTCGCGGCGGGTCGGGAGGATCGCATCACGGTTGTTGGTGATGCGGTCTTGCGTCGTGCGACGCTGGGATTGTCTGGAAAGGTCGGCCATGGATCAGTTCGGACCCTTGGCTGCTGCGCTCTGCTGAAGCTGGAGGCTCTTGCCGCCGTAGTATCCTTGGGCGCCCGCTGTAGCGATGCGGAGACCCGCGCCGAGAATGGTCGGCGACTGGATGCGGCTGGACATGGAGTTGGCTTCGGCGGCGGCGGCGCGCTGCTGGGACTCTGCGTTGAGGTTTGTGCGTTCGGCGGAAAGTTGGGTCTGCATCAAGCTGTCCTTGAGAAGAGCTTCGATGCTTCCCCCGATATTTAGACCGGCTTCACCGGCGGCGACCTTGATGCGGGCCTGCTCCTTTCGGGCGACGCGCTGACGCTCGTTGAGTTCGGCGGTCTGGGCGACGCGGATTTCCTGCTGGGCGGTGGCAAGCTGGTTGTCGATGGCCTTCTGTTGGGCCTTGGCGGACTGCATTTGACCGATGGTTTCGGTCGCAGCCCCGACGACAGCGAGGGTCGTCATGATGGTCACGGGATCACAGATGGATTGGTCCCTCCTGAATGCTGCTGATGAGGTAGAATGGGCGGCTCTCGCGGCCATGGGTGAGATCGACGTCCTCGATCTGGAACCCAGCGCGGAAGAGCCAGAGAATGCTCATGCTGTTGCGAGCATCGACGTGATTGAAGAGACGCGGCCAACGCTCGTGCCACCGTCTGATGACGGCGTAGGTCTCGCGACCGATGGCGATCTTGGCCCTCGGTCTTTCCATGCCCGGCGTCCCGAGCATCCAGACGATGCCGGAAGCCGGGTCGTCGGAAGGCCCCACGCCATAGACGGCGATGGCCTTGCTATCGTCGGTGATGACCCAAGCGTCCAAGCTGTTCATGACCGACATCGTGAGAACCAGAAGCGGGTCTGGATCACCGATGGTCAGGAGAGGGTTGGTCGCTCTGATCTCGTCGAAGTCGGCGGGGCGCATGTCGTTCGCGATGGCGTCGAGCCAGTCGTGAATCTGTTCGCCCGATACGTCGGCGAGGTCATGGAATTCGATCATGGGGAAAGGCCCTGACCGCCCGGAGGCGGTCAGGTTCTGGAACGGTTGTAGTAGTTAGCTTCCCACTCGGCCGCGACGAACGTCGAGGCGACGTGGGTGTCGTTGGCGATGCGGATGCGGGTCGTCGTGTTCTGGCCGTAGACCTGAAAACGGTGAGTCCCTGTCGCGTAGGCCGGGGCGTTCAGACGGAAGCTCGCGGCGCCCAAGGTCTTGCCGCTGAACTGCGAGAGTTTGGCGGGCAGGATTTCTTCGACGTTCGGATTGAAGCCGTAGGGCGCAACCGAGGTCTTGAAATAGGCGGTGTCCACGAAGTTGACGTTGAACGTCCGCAACGTGGTGCGGCCGGTCGTGATGGCCTCGCCGCGCTGGGTCCGCATGTATTGCGTCGAGAACTCGAACGCGAACTCGTAGCCTTCGCCGATCACGACAGGACCGGCGATCTCGCTGGCCGGAACCTCGACGATGTTGTCTGTGATCCAGACGTAGGTCGAAGGGTCGATCAGCGTTTGCGGCCGGGTCGTGAAGGCGTCACCCCGGACGATCTCGAACCGGTCTTTGACCGGGCGATACGGAAGGATGAACTGCGTCGTGTTCGTGGTCTGCTGATACTCGCCGGTGACGGTCGCCCGACGATCCAGATGGATTTGTCGGGAGGTCTGGGCCGGGCGCGAGCCAGCGGTCAGGTTGACCTTTTCCAGCCATAGGCCGTCGTTGCGCTCGACGGTCAGGAAGACGTTGCCCTTGAGATAGGCGCCGGAGACGATCCGGGCGCCGGGTCCGAAGTCCCACTCGTGCCAAGCCGACTGAAGCTTCTCGTCGGACGAAGCCCAATAGAAGTTGTAGCAGTAGACCGTGTTCGGGGCGCCGTGCGTCAGGACGAATAGAGCCGACAGGTCATCGGCCGGGATCAGGTCGTGGACGCCAGCCGGGATGTAGCGGTCGCAATGCGCCGTCACGTCCGAGGCCGTGGTCGTGTCAGCCCCGGCGAGCCGGGTGTATTCCATGACCTTCGCATACCCGCTGTTCTCGACTGCGAAGTAGATTTCGGAGCCGAGTGCGGCGAGGCCAGCGGACGTGTTGAGGGTGTAGTTCGTCGTCGGCCGGATCGCGAGCGACGATGCGTTCAGCCCGAGTTCGCCATGCGACATGCTGAACTGTGTCTGGTCGGACGTGAGCAGGATGCCGTCATTGTGGGTGGTCGCATCAAGCAGCGGCGAGACCTTGGTAGAGGTCGCCCCGGCGTCCAGCACATCGCTTTCCAGATAGTCGGTCTGGGACATCCGCCAGAAGTTCCCGAAGTCACCGACGCACGAGAGGATGCAGTTCTCGTCGTAGAGGAACGCCAAGCGGTTTTGATAGAAGAACACCTTGCGGATCGGGCGACCGATGAAGCCGGGGTTCGGGTTGATCTCGGTATCGCCGACGCGGCGATGCGCCCACGAGAACGGAGCGAAGACGAACGTGCCGTCGCTATCGCGGACCAATGCGTGAGGCATGGTCTTGTAGTCGATGGCGTTGACCAGTCCGGGCTTGACGCATTCCTCCCAGACGCCGCCGCGACGGACGACATAGTAGGACATGAACCCGCCAGTCTCGTCGCCTTGGACACGGTAGATCGCGCCTTCGGCCGGGGGCGTGTCGCCTTGATTGACCGGCGGCAGTTTGTCGAACCGCTGCACCGTGCCGGTGATGACGCCGTAAGCTGGGTTCAGCGGATAGCTGTAGGTGCTTCCCGGTGCGTAGGGATCGCCATTAGCGTCGGTGCCGATCCGGCGGTTCAGCCAGATTTGTTCGGCGGGATCGGGCTGGGTATCGGCGCCGAGGGCGCCCATGGCGCACTTCACGCGGCGGTTCGTGATGAAGGTGTAGTCCGCGACGCTGAACGCCGAGATGTCGGTGCTGTAGTCCTCGACGGTCGAGAGATAGCCCCATCCGCCGGGAGCGGTGACGGTCTTCTCTTCGCCGGTCAGGGTGTCGAACACCTTTATCTGACCGTCTGCGACGATGACGACATACTGTTCAATGGTGTCGCGGTTGATGGTGTGGACGTGTGCGTTTTCCGGCGCGGTCGGCGTCAGCCGGGCGATGATCTCGGAGGGGGCGCGTTTGGTCAGGCCGGTCGCGATGGACGGCCAGCCGTTGGTCAGGCTTTCGAGTTGATCGGGCGAGCGGACCAGCGGCGATTGCTGCGAAACGCCCCCGTGAAGGGACGGCAGCGAGCGGGTCACGAGGCTCACTTATCGGACCTCCAAGCCCGGCCACGCCGGTTGAGGGATGCCGCGAGAGCCTTGTTGGCGCGGAAGATGTTGATGTCGGCCGAGGCGGACTGCTGGCGTTGCAGCGTCAGCCATGCGCGGCGTTGATCCTCTTCGCCGAAGCGATCAGCGGCAGGGTCGCCGATGACGCGCGCGGTGAACTTCCGACCGGCTGCGATCACGGCGTATCCGCGAGCGGCTTCCGGCAAGGCGTCGAAGGTGAAGGACCATTTGATGCGGACCTTGACCGGCAGGGCCATCACCCACGTCAGGTTCGCAGCATCCCAGAGGCCGAAGCCCTTCGTCGGATGCTTGCGGACGATCAGGTCTTGGGCCTTGTCCATCGGGTCGATGTCGAGGGCGCCAGAGGGGACGGCGATGAAACCGTCGATGTCGGGGGAGAGGACGAAATCCTCATCGGTGTTGAACTTGAAGCCGTAGAGGCAGACTTCGCGAACGACCTTGTTCAGTTCTCCGAGCGCGATGGATTGATCGACGATCTCGGGAATGATGGCGTTGACGGGAAGCTGGCCGATGCCGATCAGCATGTCGTTGACGGCCTCAAGTTCCGTCATGGGCGCAGCCAGCATGGGCGCGGTCTCCTTCGGAACGAGGTGAAAAAAAGGACGCGCCCTCGTGAGAGAGCGCGCCCTTCTGGTTTGGCGGTTTGCCGGTCGTTAGGCCGGGATGGCGCCGGTGCGGAGTTCGACCGCATCCGAGGCGCGGAACGTGTCCGTGCCGGTCATCTGACGCGCGAGGATCAGCGTGCCTTGCTTGCTGATCTGGTCTTCGGTCTGCACCGAGACGCCTTGGACTTCGGCGGTGCCGATGGCGTCCTTGGTCCAGACGGCGCCGACAGTCGTGCCCATCTTCAGACGGTAGCGAGCCGGGATCGTCAGGTTGGCCGAGTCGTCAGCACCGAACGGTGCGATGTTCGACTTGATGATCTTAATGCCGTCGATGGTTTCGAGGGTGTGCTTGCGGAGCGAAGCGTCACCGCCGTTGTAGTCGCGGTTCAGGTTCTTGTCCGAGCGCGCCATCAGATACCATTGGGCGTTCTTCACGAGACCGAACACATCGACCATATCGACGCGGACGTTCTTGCCGTCGAGGTTTTCCTTGGCCTTGGAGAAGGCTTCGAAAAGCTTGGTGGCGTCCGTGAGCAGAGCCGCATCCACGACCGGGGTCGAGGCGCCGCCGCCGAGCAGGTCGGTCACACGAGCAGCCTTCACGACCGCGCGCATGGCGTTCTGGTCGAACTGAACGGCCAGAGCTTCAGCCAGTTGGCGAACGTATTCCGAGCGGATGTCGAAGTGGTTCAGGATTTCTTGAATGTCGGAGACGAACACGTCCGAGATCAGCTTGTCGTCGGACGACAGCACGATCTCATCGTGGTCGATTTGCTTGCCGACGATCTCGGTGCCCGGCGTGTGGTAGGTCGCGGTCGCGCGGCCGACGCGGGGGAAGCGCAGCGACTTGCCGTTGGACAGCGAGAAGATGCGGTGCTTGTCGCGCATGACGGTCATGCGCTCGTAGGATGCTTGGACCTCGCCGCCGAAGATATCGAGCAGCAGGTTGTTGGTGCCAGCGGGATCACCGGCCTTGTAGCCGGGATTCGAGGGGGTGGAGTTAGCCATTAGGCTCCTTGATTGAGAGAGAGTTTTTGGCTCCCGTCGATCAATCGGAGTCCGCTGGCGCAAAGGTTGTCGGAGTGATCCGGCCTCTTCGCAGCCGGATGTTTCCGCTTTGATTTGGGAGAAAGGGTTAGGCCGGGCTTTCACCGGCCGCCCGCCCGCAGACGGTCAGTTCCGTGTTTGCGCTGGGAACTGTGCGGCCCCGCTGGCGAGCCTCTGTGGAGGCAAGCGATCAGGGTCTTATGGGTGCTTTAGAGCAGCGTTCCTGCTGCTTGTGAGCGAGCGACCTTCGCCGCGACCTCTGCCACAAAGGCACGGTCGGTCTGGTATCGGTCGGTCTTCATCGCGGCGACCATTTCCGATTTGGATCGGAACACGTCACCGACTGCGGTGCCCGGCATCGACTCGACGAACGAGCCTTCGGACGGACGAGCCGCCTTGTATTTCGCCACCAACCATTCGATGCCTTGAGTGGCGGTCGTGGGGTTGGAGACGAGGGTGTTGTAGCTGTCGATCTCCGCTGCGGTCAGGGACTTTGAAGCCCAATCCGTTGCAGCGTCGAAGACATCCTCGCCGCCCGCCGTCGCATGTGCCTGTTGGAATGCGAGTTGGGACATGGCCGACAAACCGGCGAGGTAGTTTTCTACGACGGACTGCGGGACGCCGAGCTTCACGATCTCTGCGATCTGATCTTCGGCGGGTTGTCCCTGCGTCTCTTCGTAGTGTTTGGCGAATGACTCGAACGCGGTCGTGACAGGGTTGGCCTCGACTTGTGCCGGGGTCTCTTCCGTCGCCGGTTTGATGGTCAGGTCGTTAGGCTTGGCCGCTTGGTCAGCGGGCTTGTCCTCGGGCTTCGCAGCCGACTTCATCTTCTCCAGTTCCGCGTAAGACTTGGCGAGATCATCGACGCGGATCGTGCCCGCTTCTGCATCCCAGAACTTCTCGGGGATGTGGGCGGGGCGTTCCGGCTTGGCCGGGGTTTCCGGTGCCGACAGGGAGTCTTTGTAGGTCGAGGGGTCTGCACCCTCTGGGAAGGCCGACGCCGGAATCTGCGAATAGTCAGCGGGCGTGGTGGTCTCTGTGACCGGGCTTTCGAGGCTCATTAAGTTCCTTGGTTAGGGTCTTGGGTAGCCGCGCCGATGGCGGCTTCCGCGATGGCCGGGGTCGCGGCTTGCATGGCCTGTTGCGCCATGGCTTGCTGCTGCTCTTGGGCCATTTGTTCCTCCGTCTTCAGGAGGGTTTCGAGGCTTGAGACACCGTGTTCATTGCCAAGGCGGCTCAAGAACGACGGGGCGTTCACGAGGCTGGCGAAGACTTGCGGCGTCAGGATTTGGATGGCGTCGGCGGCGAACGTGCGGAGGCGGTTGACCTCAGCGGCTCGACCAAGCGCAGCCAGACCCGTCACGATCTTGGGACGGATGCCGTCAGGGATCGGGGGGATGAGGTTTCGCTGTGCGGCGACGTAGAGATAGCGCGACGCAATCGGCTGCTGGAGTTCGGAAGCCAGCACCGAGAAGGAGCCGCCCAAGCCGTTCTCCAGTTCTTCGGACTGGCTGCGGATTTCCTCGGCGGTGACGCGCTCTGCATTGCGGAATTGAGTGACGAGGAAGGCTTCCTTCACCCGCGCCTCAATGGTCATCGTCACGTCTTTGATGACGGCAAAGTCCTGCGACTTGTTCAGACCGAGCGTCTGGATCGCATCAGGCTCGCCATAGAGGTAGTCGCCGGATTCAGCCGCCGCGAGTTCTGCGACATCGAGCGATGAACTCGGATTGACGACCGTGACCACGCGCGAGGCGATGGCCGCGAACTGCGTGATGGCCTTGTAGTTGTCCTCCATCGACAGGAGGTCGCCGAGATATTCGGTGATGTGG